GCCCAAGACGTTCAGATACTAGCAGTATAGGCACCCCCATGTTGATGAGCAGTGAAGCATGGGAATGACGGAGATCATGCAGACGAATTTTTTCCATTCCAGCTGCATCGCATCCTTTTTGCATCTGTCGATGGAAATAGCTTTTAGTATATGGAAAAAGACGATCCCCCGGCTCCGGTTCATACAATGCAGCCATATAGGTCCGGAGTTCAGTACATAACTTCGTAGGCAATGGGACAGTCCGCCGACTCTTTGGAGTCTTCGGTTCTGTGATTACTTCTCGAGTGCAGGCATTGAAATCAATGTCCTTGGCAGTTAAGGCGAGCAATTCACCTATTCGTAAGCCTGTCCAGAACAATACTGACAGCCCAATTCGAGCGGGCAATTTAGGGACATGAACAATAAAACGATTGAATTCTTCGGTCGTCCAGAATTTCATAACATCGGCTTGTTTCCTGCCAATGGCTCCAGCCATTCGAGCCGGATTTTCTGACAGTTTGTAGTACCTGCAGGCATAGTTAAAAATAGCGGAAAGTTGATTATATATCGTCCGTACATAGGTTGGAGAAGCATTACCTGACAAGAGCTCAGCCTGCCATTTTCGCACGTGCGCCGGTGTGATGGAATTGATTGGCATATCCTTGAAATAGGGGAGGATTTTTTTCTCTATAAGATAACGTTTCGTGAGGAGAGTATTTTCCCGAAGTCGGGGCTTCATGTCATCAACATAAAGCTCTATTAAAGAGCCAAAAGCCATATCACAACTTTGGCTTTCTTTCCGTAAAAATTCACGTTCAAAGTCCTCGGCATCCTTTTTGCGGGGGAATCCACGTTTCTTTTTTTTCTTGCGCTGTCCCTGCCAGTCTACATAGTAAAACTGGCAGTACCAAGTCTTCCTCTCCTCATCTCTGTATGCAGGAATCGTAATCACCCCCGGAGCAGTATACCTCAGCTTACTCGATAATTTATAGGGACATCTTTGAGTCGGACATGCTCAGATCGCTGGTAGTCTCGAATGAGCTTCGCCACCCTGCTGGAAGTCCCAAGCTCTCCCGCGTCGACGGCGGCCTGATACTGGACTTGCAGATCAGCAAGGTGGGCGACGCGTTTCCGAGCACAGGTAGGGCAGAGGCCTCCTACTAGATCCGCACAGTTTCTTTCTTGGCCGCAGTCGCGACAGTTCAGATAACCGATCGTCGTGGCACCCATTATAGAAAGCCTCCTTTATTTATCTCCCGTATATGCGTTTCAGAATATTAACTCTAAATATTAAATATATCTTTGAAGTACAGCGATAAGTTGATCTTTATATCGCTCAATATCATATATGGATTGCAGATCAAAACGTTGCTCTTTTTTGTTTTCGTCAGGCATAATTAAAACCTTAAATCCCGGTTTAAGTATCAATCGACAGATCCACTTTCGGACATTGTTTTTGTATAGGACGCCAAAATAAGATTCCGTATCTTTATAAACAATATCCTCAACGGGGACATGATCTTTTAAAATGTTTTTAATGACAAAGTATGCTTCTAATTCATCTTGAGTTGTAATTATTTTAGAACGTGAATTTTCAGCGACAGGCTCCTCAATACTGTCACTCGGTTTATCTGTGGATTCAACATGTGAATCTGAATTTAAAGCAGCTTTGATCTTATCATTCATTAACTCGCTTATATACTGATTCAGCGACTTTTTTAAAACAGGTCGGAATTTCTCAATTATGGACTGTGTCTTCATACCTTTATAAATCCTAGCCATAAATAACTTGACAAATTCGTCACTTGGATTTTGTAATTCAGAGGAAAATACCTGTTTAAATTCATTAGAATATTTGAGCTCAGAGGCAACGTTGATAATTTCATCGACATCAAAAGTTGACTTATGGAACTTTTTTAATTCGGGAATAAGGGTTTCCTTGAGATCAAGCATATTGATTTCAAGGAACGGCATTTCATCCATTTTGTTGGGCTCTTCGAGATCCGTGAAAAACCGATACACAATTCCATTTGTCAAAATACCAAATTTAGCGGAACTCGTTCCAAAATATCTAAATAATTGAGAATCATGCTTTTCGAGAGCTTCACCCACCCACTTAGCTTCAATCAGGATGATAGGACTTCCATCATTTAAAATAGCATAATCAACTTTTTCACCTTTTTTGATCCCTACATCCGCAGTATATTCGGGAGAAAATTCCATCGGGTTAAAAACGTCATATCCAAGCATAGCAAAAAAGGGCATAATAAGAGACGTTTTTGTAGCTTCTTCCGTCTGGATCGTATCTTTTAAACTTTCAACCCGTTTAGCAAACTGTTTAATCTGATCGATGAAATCCATGTCAAATCCTCCCTGTTGTTATTCTTTTTTACTCGTTCTTAAAGTCTACGCAGATCACACGGCCTTTGCGCCAGAGGACACGGGGAAAGCCTTAGACATGTTATCCTCCTTCCTGTCTCCAGAAGCCAATAGTAAACCTCGTGCCTCACCTATCAATAAGAGCTGTTCACGCTCTGTAAGCTGCTCAAAATACTGTAAGAACTCGAGTCCGTTCTCGGATATTTCCGGAACGGGCTCTTTTTTTGTTTCCTGGCCTGTCAAGAGATATTCTATGGAACAGCCTAGATACTCGCAGATAGGAGCTATATATTTTGCTGGAGGATCCGTGTTACGCTGCTTCCATCCGGTCGTGATGTTCGTTCCAATACCAAGAACACGGCAAAGACCGGCTGCTTTCAAATCTTTTTTATCTAAGGTAGAAAACAAACGCTCGCAGATTGTCATACTATCCCTCCCTAAAAAATAGAAAAACTCTCAAAATATACTCATAAAGTATTGACGTAACTCGCAAATAAGAGTATACTATAACCATAGGATAAGCCAAAACAACACGCAACATTACTCATTTGCCGGGGCAACCGGCGCACGAAGCGCTAAGGCGCAGAAAGGAGCTAACCATGAAGTACGAAATCTTGAAGGTAGGACGTGGATATGTCCTGGTTATCACTCAGGAAAACGGTACCCGCAATGACTACCGCTTCGGTAGCAAGGCCGAGCTGAACCGCTGGATGAAGCGGGCTGGGGTGGAGGCGGTCGCATGAAAGACTGGCGGGAGATGACTCCCGAGGAACGGAAGGAAGCCAGAGCCGGACGCAACCTCCACACTTGCAAAGAAATGATGGATGCCTGCCTGAGGGCCACGCTGGCGCTGTTGACCGGCGACCCCTTTGCCACGGCACGGGCCTGGAAGATCGCCTGGGGATGCTACCTGGTGAACACGCCGGAGGAAATCGCGACCTATTGCAAGGCTCAGGCCCACCCCACCTGATGAGAGCTGGACGGCAACCAGCCGAAACGCCCTGTGGGGCGTCGCCGGGAGCTGACCTACCCGGCCTGATGATGGCAGGCGAGAGGCGAGAAAGGAAAAGCTCAATGAAGGCAAAAAACATTTTGAATATCTGGACCGGATGGGATTCTCCGGATATTTTTAAAGTTCATGTAAGCGCCCCGGACGGCAGTTTGGTTACTTGCTTTGAAACCTCTGGCGTCGAGCTTATGACAAGCCCCTTTGTGGAGCGGGAACTAAAGCTGTTTGGTTCCTACGGAAAGGGAGAAGATGGGATCTATCGGCACCATATCGAGGTTGCTGCTGGGTAGGCCGAAACGCCTGGAAGGGCGTCGTGGGAAGCTACTGCGGAACGACAACGCATTGACACCATCCCGTAAAGGTCGGGGAGCTGTACCGTAGCCCTGACACAATGAGCGCACCCACTTTATAGCCCCCGTGAAGGATGGCGGTCATGCCCGACAGACGGGGAATCGTTTGTTAGGTGCTTGAGGGGTGCCTTCCTGTGAACCTTGAAAACCGAATCCATGTTGTCACCGATTGACCTCTGGCTTGTCCGTTCTTCCCAGAAGGTAGTCGACAGAGCAGTCGAGGTAGTCGGCAATTTTTATCAATGTTTCTCCATTTGGCAAAGTACCCTCAGATTTCCACTTAGTGACGACACCAGAGGATATGCCGATCTCTTTGGCAACAGGATTTGGTTTTGTCCCCATCGTGAGACATAGTTTGTACAAACGTTCCCAGAACAAAATATCACCTCATTTTTGTGCAAAACGCAAAATCTCATAAAAGTGAGTAGTTCCTCTTGATAATCTCATTAAAATGAGATGTACTTAAGACGCCTAAAGAATACGGCGCATAGAGACGTCAAGAAAAGGAGGAACAAGATGAACGACAAACTTCAAACGCTATACTATCATCCATCTGTTGAGATCCGGATAATCACACAGAACGGAGAACCCTGGTGGGTACTGGCTGACGTATGTCAAGCACTGAGGCTCCAGAATCACAATGACATCATCAAGCATCTTGACGATGATGAAAGGGGAGTGGATTCAATCGATACCCCCAGTGGGCCCCAGAAGATGGCCATTATCAATGAAAGCGGCCTTTATTCGGTCATCCTCAGATCAGACAAGCCGGAGGCAAAAACCTTTAAGCGCTGGGTCACTCATGAGGCGCTGCCCAGCATCCGCAGGGCGGGATCCTACATGGCAAAAGGGGAAAACCACTTTTTATCACTGGAGCCGCTTCCCGTTTCAACGACTGCGCAGCTCATTTTACGTATACTCCAAGATCTGGAACATGCCATACCATATGCCTTTGGCGAGGTGCAAATCAACGATCACAGTCTGTGTCGACTTGCGGGTATCAAATCAACACAAACATTCATAATGGCGCGGCGGGAGCTTATAAAAGCTGGCTACATATCTGTATCTTCAAGCGCAAAGGGTAAACCAGCTATTTACCAAATACATGCAAAATACTGCTTGAACAGAACTCCGAGCG